TTGCTTAGCAGCTTTAGATAGTTGCGGCTTCATGCTCTAAATATGCCTGATAGTCAGAGTTGGCTGGATCTAACGGTATCCAAGCGATTACGCCTGACTCATCTGTTCTTTTGATAATTTTGAATTTCATTTCAGCATTTTCAATAACTTCATAAGTATATTTCATTTTACAACTCCGCACTTGCTGTTAAGGAAAATTGGAAATAACTCCCGCTGGCTGTAGCGTTTGCCACATTACTAAACCAACCCTCATTAGTTTTAACATCAGCACCGCTTGGAGCACCACTTGCAAAACCACTTGCCCCACCACTCGTAGTAACTACAGTTGGATTTACTCGCATAGTAGTTTTCCAAGGATAAGTTACATAATAAGTCGAACCGCTGGTGGTATTACCACCCCAAATAATCGCAGTACTAGATGCAAAGTAGTACCGCTGGCACATAGCCAATTCGCCTTGCAGACTTCCACCACTTGCAGTCTGGAAAGGTGTTGCCTTTGAGCCGTACTCAATTTGGAAACCCCATACATCTAAAGTGTTTGCTGTGTTTGATGGCCCATCAAGCAAAATAGCAAGATAAGAGCTAGTACCGATTGTCTTACCTGAAACACTAGGCACTGCAACGCTAACTGTAAAGCGTTGCCAAGATGTTGTTAATGCGTGTGTTGCACCTGTTGAGGTTACTACTTCGCTAGATCCACCTGAACCAAAGTTTTGCACAAAGCGGCTAGTGTAATTGCGGCTTGCATCTGCCTTAGCATAAAATGAAACTGTAACTGTTTGCCCTGCAAAAGTACGCACATCTTCTATTCTTTGACCTAATGCTTGGATGCTTTGAGTTGTTAAAGTAGTTACATTTTGACGAATAAAAAACTGTCCTTCATACCCTGCAACTGGAGCTGTGCCCGGGGTAAATGTCTGTTGTGAAACTGTGCATCCGACAGTTGCGCCAAGAATGTGAGAGTACCATCTATCGGCTGTGTAAGTTAAGGTTGATGTTGTAATGGTAAAAGATGTTCCACGCTGCCAGAAATCAAACTCGCCGTTAATAATCTTGTTCTTGCCTGCTTGACCATAGCCAACATTCCAGACAGAAGTATCAATAGCATCGCCAAGAGTGCGAATGTCTGCTGCGCCATTTTTTACAAGGCTCGAGTTATCTGGCTCTGACCAGCCATAATTGGGTGAAAGTGCCATTTAAGTTAGTGCTCCTGTCGCGTTAGTCCATGTTAGTATAGCATTTACACCAGTCCACGCTAAGGTGGCTGGCAATACTGTTTCCCATTGTGTCGTGCTTAATGAGAAGTCTGTAGCTGAAACAAAAAGAGTGATCTCTGTAAAACTAGGAGTTGCCCGTAGTGCTACATTCTCAACAAAGCCGTCGAAGATTCCATCGAGAAGATTGCTAGGCAGGTTGTTAATTAACACAGGCTGACCAAAAAAGACCCCAATAAGGCTGTCAAGCATCGCACTCGGCATGTCGGGATTATCTAGGCGGAAGGTAATCGCACCTAATGATGCTCGTGGAGTCTTACGCAGCTTGAGTTCTCTAGAGGCGATATCCGTGATGTCTGCAAGGTTCTTAATGTTAGAGTCTACCGAACGCTCAAAGAGGCCGTAGGAGGCTATAGAGTCGGCATCAGAGGTACTGTAGGTGCTGGCGTATCCTGTGGCGTAGCGATAGATAAGGCTGTTACGGATGCGAGCAATCTGAGTTGTTGAGGTGATAGAGCTTGGTGTTGCATATGAGCCATCAAGGTTAGTAAAGCCGTTTGCTGCAAGATAGTTAGATCTGTGGTCTGCATCGTCATAGGAAACATCCCCGTCCTTTTCCTCGTAGATCTGACCTAATGCGCTGTTAGCAATCTGGTCTGCAAGGGTCTGCGACTTAGCAGAAGCGTTAGCAGCTAAAGCAATCATCGTGTAGAAGCCTGAATCAATCGTGCCAATGTAGGACTCGGCATCTGCCCAAGTCACAGTAGGCGGATAGGTATCCCATGTAACAGTAGGTGTGACCTCTGCCCATGTAAGGTTGAGTGCACCGCCTAGAATGGCTGCAATCTGTGCACCGTCTAAACCTTCTGCAAGGGCTGTGTTATAGATAGCCTTAGTAAGTCTGGCAAGTGAGCCAATGCCCAAGATAGTGCCAGTAGTAATAAAACCTACTTCTTCTGGGCTTCTGACACCAATGTTAAAGTCTGATACTTCTCCACCGAATACGGTGACATATGTGCCCGATGAGTTCTTTAGCTCTAAAAGGATTGGCTCTGTGACATTGATGGTGAAAGGTGAGTTGTCTGTATTGACTATTGTTACTTGGCAGTAACCTGCCGTAGGTTGGCGATCAATGTCTAAGCGACCAGAAGCATAGGAAACAGAGGTGACAGTTGTATAAACATCATCACCTACTGTTACTCGCCATTCTGGAAGCCATGTCATTATGCAGTAACTCTCAAAGTTCCACGATCGATAGCTTGTTGCAAGGTTTGATTCATGAGCTCGGCTGCTGCGTTAGGGTCTCCGACAACGCCAAAGTTATTTACGATGGTGACTGGAGTACCAGAAGATGAAGATGTAGCAAAAGGATTATTACCACCAGCAAATAAGTCTGCATACATGGCTGAGTTCAGATCCTCAAAGTATTGTAGTTCTTCTTTAGTAAATCCTCTTGGTGCTCTAACCCCACCAGCCCCAGAAATAGGGTTTAAGCTGCTAGGCATAGAAGGAGCGGCTAAGGCTGCTGCAGTAGTACCAACAGGCATAGCAATCTGCTTTAGCAAAGCCAAAGCTTCTTTTAGGTTATCTAGGTTGATTAGATCTTTAGGCTTTAGGCTCTCAAGGATAGATTTAATGTCTTTGAGTTTTGCATCTTGTCCAGTCAAAGCACCAAGGATTCCAAGGTCTGCATTTAGTTTACCCGTTGCAGCTCTAATGGCTGCTTCGTCCTTAGAAGCCATAGCATCCTCAAGGGCAAGGATTGACCTCTTGACATTTAGTCGAGCCGTGTCATTAGCGATCTGAAGTAACTGAGTTCCATCGGTTGCCTTGGCTAATTGCTCAGCCTGGGATTTAAGAGCTGCTGCGTTTTGGATCTTCTCAATGTCAAAGACTTCTTCACCCTTAAGCAAGGCAAGTTCACCTTTAGCAACAAGGGCTTTAGCTTTGTCTGTAGCTAATTGCTTATTCTTGAGAGACAGTCTTTCACGCTCGCGCTTTAACGAATCCTTCTCTAGTTTTGCTAATAATTCTTGTTGTCTTTTTTCAGTAAGTGTAACCTTGGCTTCTGCCTTTTTTACTGGTGGTATGACATTGACACCAATTTGAGCACCTGCAAAGCCTTGGAAGATCTCCTTAGGCAGCTTCTTTAGATTCTGAAGAAGAGTCGGGATGACACCAATCGTACGACCCGTCTGCGCTGTAACCTTAGCCAAGGCACTTGCAATATTCTCGATTGCATAAGCAGCATCTGTGGCTTCTGTGCCACCACCGATAGCAGCAAAGGCATCTACTAAACCACCACCGATTATCTCTGATGCGTTACCTGTCGCGATGGTTAAAGTATCAAGTGAGTACGCAGTTGAGCCAAGATAATCTTCTGCTGCTCCTGCTGATCTCTTTAATATAACACCAAGGATCTCATTAAATGACTTGGATGTAAGCTCTGCCCTTGTTAAACCTGTATTGTATTTAATCAGACCTCGAGTAACTCCTACATAACCTTTAGCGAGATCCTCGGTAACTGTGGCTAGATCGATGCCAGATGCTCGGCTGATAGTGATTGCATCATTGAGAAGCTTCTGAGATTGGACTAATGAACCAGTCGTGGTAAGCAAACCCTGAAAGGCTGGGCGCAAGATGTCATCGGCGATTGCTGCGGACTTCTCCAACTTGCCAATATAGTCAGCGATAGCAGGATTAGCAAAGCCTATGCCTAGATTCTCAACTGCTCGACTTAGTCTGTTTGCTGCTGCTTCATCTTCTGAAAAGGCTTTAACTGATGCTTTGCCATAGGCAACAATCGCCTTAGTGCTGTAAGCAATACCTACTGCGCCTGCTAACTTCTTAACGCTTTTAGTAAGTTTTGCCGTTGCGCTATCGGCTTGCTTAAATGCTTTGTTACCAGTGAACTCAGCTGCAATGTCAATAATTACATTAGCCATGATTAGCCTCTCACCGTTGCGCGTTGATTAAGTTTTCTGCCTGCTGTTGCAATAGCTTTAAGAACGCCTTCTCTGGCTTTGCCGTTGTTCTCGTCATAAGCACGATAAAGGACACGACCTTGCATGCGACCCTTACCCTTGAGCGGTGCTCGGAACTTGCCATCTTGATTAATCACGAACTGACTTTGTGGGCTTACCTTGCCCATTCTTTCGTAGATTGATCCAGCTCTGCTCTTGTTAAACACTTGGGCAAGGGATCTAAATCCTCTGGAGTTACGCTTTGATGGCGTGGTCTTAAAGCCAATCTTTGATTTAGCCTCAGAAGGATTAAAGGTAGGAAATGTTGCTTCCGACATCTGACGGGGAAGCCAACCGCTAAGAATGTCTCCGCGATCTGGAATGTAACCTTTAGCCGATTGACTGATAGGTCTGATTGCTGTCTTAATCTCCTGCTGGGTTTCCTTAGCAAGATCGGGAGTGAACTTACGAAGAGCCTTGCGAAGCTCAATGCCGCCCTTTACGCTTGCTGGCATCGCTCACCTCTTTCGCTTCATCCTTGAGCCCTTGCACTAATGCATCGAGCATGGTCTTATCTAGATCTAATAACTGCTGTGGCGCGATTCCCAATCTAATGCTTAGCCTAGCGATTAGATAGGTGAACGGAAGATCGCGCTTTAAGCTAAAGGGTCTGAGTCTAATACCTCAACACTCTTAAGTGTCTCGATAAACTCAATCCCGAAAGGCTTAACAGTTTCACCTGACCTGCGTGTTACTTCCCATGCTAACCAATAGACATCGCTCTGCTTTTCTTCATCGCGGAACGCCTTATGGAAGCCCTTTTTAGCGTACTGCTCAAATGAGTACTCCACTGCTGGAGTGATCTCGCCTTCCAATACGCTTCCATCTGTACGAACGATCTTTAGTTTTGCCATGAGTTTGCCCCTTTATAGTTTGTTTAGAATGTGCCTGTTGTGGCGACTG